GAAACTGGTTTTTCCGTCTCATTTTTGGTCGTCGAAGAGATAACCGTCCAACACATATAGTTACTACTACTGAAGTACAAACTAGAAGTAGTGATGTCATAGTAGATACTGGTGATGATGAGTGGATGAGATCTAGAAATACCCAATTTAGTGCTTCTGATTTAAAACCACAAACTAGATATTATCAATTCTTTGATGGAAATTCTGATGTTTATTTCATTCCTAAATTATTAGAAATTGCTAATGATGATACATTAGTAAACTATGGGTCTGTAGGTACTTTTAAAGTTGGAGAAACTGTAAAAGGTTATTTGGATGATGAAGAGGTAATTTCATTTAGAGTTGCTGCATCTAATCATAAATCAGGTCCATTTAATGCACCAACTAGGGTATTTGAGGATAATCCATATACGCAAGAAGTTTTGCAAAGTGAATATACTTCTTCTTCTCCTATATTAAATGTAGATACATTAGCACTTTCTAATGAAGCACAAGGATTATATAGTGGATATGTTACTCAGGGAATGAGATTAGTTGGTCAAGAGGATGGAGCAGTTGCATATGTTAAAGATTTGGTATTAAAATCAGATCGTTATGGAGATGTAATAGGATCATTTTTCTTAAAAGACCCATATGCTGATCCTGCACCTACAGTTAGAATTGAAACTGGAAGAAAGGTTTATAGACTTAGTAGTGATGCTAATAATACTACACCTTTAAGAGGTAGTAAAATAATTTCATCTGCTCAAGCTAACTATGAATCACGAGGAACATTTATTGTTAGGCAAATACAAACTGTTAATACTACAATAACAACCAATTCTCGTGAACTAATTCCACCAGCTCCACATGATGATCCATTAGCTCAATCATTTACTGTTGGTGGTAATATTGAAGCACCAGGATCCACAGGAGTGGAAGGAGATGATAATGGAGTTACTATAACTTCTGTTGATTTATTCTTTGGAAATAGAGATCAAAATGCAAATGGAGTTGCTGGAAATAGTAGTGTAACAGTACAAATTAGAACAGTTCAATTAGGTACTCCTACTAGAACATTATTGGGAACACCTGTGGTTGTCCCATCTGAAGATATTAATACTTCAACTGATGGGTCTGTAGCTACCAATGTTAAGTTTCCTGAACCTATCTATCTAGCACCAGGAAGAGAATATGCTATTGTTCTTCTTGCACCAACAAGTAATGCTTACGATGTATGGATTGCTAGGATGGGTGAAGATGCTGTTAATATTCAAAGTCTTCCTAACGTATCTGCTATACAGTATAATCAACAGTGGGCTCTAGGTAGTTTATTTAAATCTCAAAATGGATCTATTTGGACACCATCTCAAACAGAAGATTTAAAATTTAAGTTATATAAAGCAAACTTTACTTCTAGTACTGGAACTGCATATTTTGCTAATCCTACCTTAAATCAAAGTAATGGATATGTACCTATATTAGAAGATAATGCAATAATTACTCTTCCTAAAACAGGACAAATAGGTATTACAACTTTAGCAACAGGTAATAGTGGTATTACTACGTTTACTCCAGGAAGAAAGATTGTTGGTCATAGTAATAATGGTGTTTTTGCTTATGTTGTAGGTACTGGAGGTCAAGTTTCAGGTGCCAGTGGTATTGTTACAGGTGGTTTTGGTTATGAGGCTACAACAGGAACTGTTAATACATTTAATATAGTAGGTAAAGGTTCAGGATATCAATTGAATAATCTTACAGTTGATGCTAATGGTTCAATTACTGGATTTGGAACTGTAACTGTCGGAACAGGATATACTGGAGGTGATATTGTAGGTCTTACTACATCTGATATGAGTGGAAATATTGGTGAGGGTGCACTAATAAGAATTAGTGATAATGGTGGTGTGGATACACTCTATCTTTCTGGAATACAAGGAACAAGTGCGAATGGTGGATTTAAAGTTAATGAAGATTTAAGATATTATGATGATGCAGGTGCTATTCAAAATACTAATCAAAAACTGTGGTCTAATTTAGTTGTAGATTCTACTCCTAATGATGGAACATTTATGAAAGTAAATGAATTCGATCATGGAATGCATTCCAGTCAAAATGTTGTTGTATTAAATAATATTAAGAGTAATTTAGATACAACTACTCTTAATACTGATTTCGCAACTGCAGATCTTACAATTAGTGTTGCATCTACAACGAGTCCTGATTTCAATACTTTTGAGGGTATTCCTGTAGGAGCTGCTAATACTGGATATGCAAGAATTGGTGATGAAATTATTGGATATGAAGCAGTGGGTGCAGGTATTTTGGAATCTATTACTAGAGGAGTAGATTCAACATTATCTATCCCTTACAATTCCAACTCAACAGTTGAGAAATATGAACTTAATGGTGTTTCTCTTAGAAGAATAAACACTCAACATAATGTTGCTTCGTTTGATATTGGTTTGGATAGTTATTATGTTGGTTTTGCGGCCACTATGGGAAGAAATAGATCTGTTGATGAATTATCTGATAATATACCAGCTTTATCATTTGAGAGTGAAGGATTCTATGGTGGATCTAATGCAACTGGTAGCAGAAACATTCAATATGATGCTATAATTCCTAGTTATAATGTCTTTACTCCATCAGCATTAACTGCTGCTACTGCATCTGTTAGAACTGTAAGTGGAACTAGTGTTGATGGAACAGAAACATCATTTATAGATCAAGGTTTCTCTCCTATTCAGTTAAATACATTAAATACTTTTACCACTCCTAGAATTGTTTGTTCTAAGGTAAATGAAACTACATATTTGTCAAATATTGAAAGAAATAAATCATTTACAACAGCAATTACATTAGCAAGTGGTCATCAGAACGTATCTCCAATAATTTTTACAGATATTGCATTTACTGAATTTAGATCAAATAGGATAAACAATCCTGTTTCTGATTATACTAAGACTGCTTCTGTTAATTCACCTATTTTTGATCCTAATAGTGCAATTTATGTTTCTAGTCCTATTTCTTTGGATAAACCAGCAGATTCTTTAAAAGTTATTTTTACAGCATATAGAGGTTCTTCATCAGATATTAGAGTTCTTTATTCATTAAGAAGAACTACTGATGTTTCAGAAAATACAGAAGAATTTGAATTATTCCCTGGATATGATAATATGACGGATTCTACGGGTGATGGAGTTGGAGATTTGGTAATTGATCCATCTAAGAATGATGGTAAACCTGATTCTTTTGTTCCTGCAAGTCTAGATGAACAATACTTAGAATATCAGTTTACTGCAAATAATCTAGGTGAATTTGTAGGATATTCTATTAAAATAATAATGGCAGGAACTAATCAAGCAGATGTTCCTAAAATTAGAGATCTTCGTTCAATTGCAGTTAGATGATTAAAGTTAAAGGATATTCTCATTTATATCGGGATGAAAAAACAGGAGCTATCATTAATACTGATACTTCTGGATATCGTTCAAGATTGAATACAATTACCTCAATAGAAAATCAAAAAAATGAAATTAAAAGAATGAAAGAGGAAATTGATGAATTAAAGGGTCTTTTAAAAGATCTTGTTGAATCGAAATATAAATAACTAATAAGGTTCTTGTGAGACTATATGGCAGCTGTATATGTTAGTAATCTTGTAATCAATACGGGAAGTACTTTTACACAAACATTTAATTTAGAAGCTACCAATACCAATGCACCATTGGATTTGACAGGTTATACTGCTAGTTCTCAAATGAGAAAATGGGCTGGTAGTTCATCAGCAACTACTTTTACTGCTACTATTGCGAGTCCTCCTACAGCAGGAGTAATAGAAATAGGATTGACTGCTGCTCAAACTGCTGAGTTACCAGCAGGAAGGCAGGTTTATAATATCTTAATTACCAAAGGTTCCATAACGGAAACAGTTGTTGAAGGAATGGTTCTTGTAAGGGAAGGGGTAACACGATAATGGCAGATATAAAGGTAAGAGTAGGTGCCCAGAATGCAATAAAAGT